AACCTAGTATTGAACTTGTTCCAGTTGTACTGCCTATAGCGTACTGACCACCTTCTCTAGTTCCATAAGTAGTCTCTGCTCCTGTTGTGGAATTAACTCGGTAAGTTATAAAACCGTTTTTGGACCTTACTGGTCCGGTAAAACTTGAATTTGCCATAATTTAGTCTCCTAAATAAGTCTATAGTCTTGGCAAGTCTGCTAGGGCAGTCTATAGACAATAAAAAATCCCTAGAAAAAAAGGGGGAGATATATCATTTCACCCCCCCTTCAGTTATTAAGATGATCCCGAAGAACCATATGCTCCTAATGGGTCTGAAACTCCAAAGGAGTAACGTTCCCTAGCCTTATACCTTACATTACCAGTATCAAAGTCACCATCCATACTTGTTTCTAATGCAGTACGTGTAAAATGTTTAAATCCATTTGGCACATCTGTCATTATAAACCAAGCGTTAGTATCTGTTAAAAAGTGATTAACAGAATAACCTTCTGGAATGGTTCCATTATGCTTGATAGCGTTAATGTCATTATCCGCAGTACCGACTCTATTGTCAGTATCTAGGATACGTGTAGCGGTAAACATGCTGTTTGGTGGGACAATTAACTTACGAGGTTTTGCTGCAATTAGCAAACCACGCTCATCTGTCCATCCGGCAACAGTAATCACAGCATTCTCTAACGAAGTTTCGTTAAGGTCTGCTTGTGTACTTGGTGTGTTGGCATTCGTTCCACCTGACACCAAAGGGTGTGAGGTTGAGAACAAATCAACTCCATCGCCAGAGTTATATGCACCACCTGAGAATCCTTGATTAAGAGGATACGCAGCTTTTACCTGCTTTGTATAAGCCATACTTCTTGCGAGTGCTTTAGTATAACGTGCAGAAAGCGAATCATAGAGGTTATCCTCCATCGCTTCTTCAGTTATAGCAAAGCCCATAGCAATCGTTTCGTGATTATAACGTTGCGAAAAAGATTCTTGTGCATTATCATAAATGATAGCTGAACCCTCATCTTTTACCGCTGCCTGTCCAAATCCACTTAACTTCAAATCTTCCTCGAATGAACGATCAGATGTTTCAGTCTCATAAATTTCCGTAGACTCGTTTTCGTACTTATTGTACTCCAATCCAAACAATGCATTTAAGCCGGGAAGAAGTTCTTTTAATAACTGCGCTCTTGAAATAGCCATTATCTATTCTCCTTACTTAAATACCTGTCGTATTGTCCATTAGGTGTCCAGCATTGAACTTAACAACAAGATCGGTATATGAATCACCGAAAGTATTGTCTGATCTGTCTGACTTATCAATAATTCTCAAAGGCAGAGTTGCTGTAGTAGAAGCTGCGGTAGAAATATCTACTGCATTTTTACTTGTTCCTATAGTGGTCGAACCAGATGTTAAAGCAATCGCAACATTATTTCCTATGTTAGTAAGGGCGGCAGAGCCGTCACCTTGCATTTCCATAAGAACTGTTGGATCGTCAATCACATACGCATAAGCATCAGATGCTACTACGCTGGCTGTCCACATTTGGGCAAACGTCAGTTGTGATGTATTTGGATCAGTATAAGTACAACCTAAGAATACACCTATTGGAGTTAATGTTGTAGTACCTACGTCTTTCTGGACAACGCCAGCGGCAGCAAGTTTTACAAAGTCTCCATAGAATATATTCACGGCATAAGCACTAGCGATACTGTAATGTCTCACCTTACTATTGAAAGAACCGGAAGCACTCAAAGTGCCTATAGGTCTCGCTCCGTAAGGTGTTGCTGAACTACTCATTGTATATACCTTTTTAAATACAAAGTTAATAAATACAAAGGCGATAAATCATTTACCACCTTTACCAAAAGTAACCTCAGATTTTCTCTCTTTAAACATAGGCATAGCAGGATTTTCTTCTTTCATATAATTTGCGTCTAACGCAGACATCTGTTGATCGGCTTGATCACGATAATATTTATTTCGTTGTTCAAGCATATCTTTAGATGCTTTACATAAAAGCAGTCCACCTACTTCTACACATCCTTCGTGTTGAGTATTCTTATCCATAATAATCTGTAACTCAGGATGATCCTCTGCTCTAACTGGAACCCAACCTTCTCTCATTCGAGTAGATACATTCATATTATCAGATTGACCAGCTGCACTGGTTCTGATCCAACGAAATCTATATCCCTCTTGTGGAGTAGGATCGGGCAACAAATTTGGAGGTGTCCAAGGTTTTGTGCGTTCACTATCTTCTCTCGATTCTAATGAACGAGGTGTGCGCTCTTGATCTTCTTGATCTTTATCTAACTTATCCATTCTGTAACTCCTTCGCATACTGTGATGCGTATTGTTCTGGCGTAAGTCCAAGCCTTCTGGCGAGGTCAACTTGTGTCTTGGTTAACTGCACTCTGCGCTGTTTTTGACCAGTCCTATTGGCTGGTGCTACCACAGTCGAAGGTGGTTGAGAGGAGGCAGTATTAGTCCCCTCAAATCGTTCTGGAAATCTATTTTTAACAGCTTCATCAACTCTAGAGTAGTATATATCTGAATCCCTTATAGGATCAACTCCTTCTCTAATTAACTTAGCATGCATACCATAAGCCAATGCTGTCATATCCTCATTTCCCGGTGATTCAAACCAAGGATTGCTTCTTATGTAATCAGCAGCAGCCGGATCAATTTGAACCTGTTGCTGTTGCTGTGCAAAATTTTGTTGAGGTACAGCTTGTTGATTATTTTGTTGTACACCATTCACCTCTTGTGGTGGTGGCATAGTTGGAGAATAATTCTCCACATAGTTCTTATCAGCATAAGCAGCTGAAAGTCTTTCTTGTGCGTCTAATAATTTATCTGTATCACCAGATTCATATGCAGATTTATACTCTAACTTAGCAGCTTCTATATCAGATGTTGTTCTAGTTTTAAGGCTATTAATCAAAGCACCTTCACTTCTAGCAACTGTACTTTTTAGTTTCTGATTTTCATCTGCTACTTGTTGGGCAAATCTAACAGACTCATCACGTGTACGTAGTGCCTGTTCTTTTTCCCTTCTTTCTTCGTGATAATCGTACTTTAATTTATCTATTCTTTTTTTAGTACGCCCACTAATATTAGCAATTTCTGCATCTACATCATCATTAGATGCTCTTGCTGGTTTTTGATCTTCTGCCGGTCTATCATCAACCACCTCTATCTCTACATCAGAGGTAGGTGGCTCAATGGTATTAACCGCAGCAAGTTCTTCTTCTTGTATTTCTTGTGTTTGCTCGTTCATGCTCTCACTATTCCTGTCGGGTCTCTCACAACAGCTTCAACAGTATCATCATTAATAATTCTAAATTCTTTGCCATGTATTTTCATACGAGTTCCACTATATCCTCTCATAATAATAAAATCGCCTTCCTCACAATATGCTCCGTTTGGAAAACGTTTTTCATCTTTATAACAATCGGGACCCATTTTTAATACGAAACCTATAATTGAGGCTGTTTCTTCTATGCTACGTGTTGATTCAGCTTTAACAATACCACCTTCAGTTTTTTCATTTGCTTCTGGTAAGGCTATTAGAATTTTATACCCTGTTGGTTCGGGAAGTTGAGAAGCTATATCAGAATCTTCTTGTATTTCTTCTTTTTCCTTTACTGCTTTTACTGTCATAAGTTACCTTATGTTGCGTCAAATATATAAAGGAGTCTGACGTTTCTCCATCATGTCCCATGACATGTGCGTATCAATCTACTTCTACTAACTTATTATAATGTTCAGTTATTTCACGTTGAGCGATACGTAACCCAGCGATCTTACCTTTTAAACGTTGAAGTTCTGGAAAATCCTTAACTTCTCCGTCTACTAAAGTTTCAGTAATGATATTTATCTCATTGTTTAAACGATCTGTCAAGTATTCAAATATATCAGGATCAATCATATTTATTTTTTTCCCTTATATCCCGAAGCATAAATTGCCTTTCCTTGCTTTCTAGCGTTAGCTTTTGATTTATAAGTCTTACCTGACTTACCCCACTTGTAACCGCCTTTAACTTTCTTAACTGGCATCAGAATC